AAAAAGACCGTAAATGATCTCGCGCATCTCCTTGTCGCGGCGGTCGGCAATGTTAAAAATCTCAACGCGGTCGCCGCACTTCTGCACCTCATCTGCGTATTTATCCTGCTTCTTGTCCAGTGTGTCAAACGCGTTGTAAAGACGCTGGATAAATGCGCCGTCAGTCGGGTTGAATCGAATGATCACATCGCCCTTAACGCCGTGCACGGTGTATTCCTGCACACCGTTCGCAAAACTAAGTTCCATATTTATCTCTCCTTAAATTTGTTTTCAGGAAGCTTTGTATCAAAATGTTGATCTCTGCCGCTTATCGAAAATCAGAAGTTCTCCACGGCCTCGCCCGCGAGATCGTCCCATTTTTCGCTCATGCTGACAATTACACCGGGCGATTTGCGCCGGTAGCCGTCCCCGTCGCCGCAACTGTCAGAAATTGCCGAAATGCTGTCCCATGCCCGCATGACTGCGCCCTCCCCGCTCTGGCAGTCAAGAGCGATAGCGTTAAGGGCTGCGGCCTCTCGGCGGCTGTCCGTAGTCTTTGCGGCTTCGGCTGCGTAGTGACCAACTAACTTTAACATGGTGTGGTTGCTGTCAAATCTCTCCATGAACGCGGAGTAATCAGCCGAGGAAAGAACGCCGGTTTTCATCAGCTCAAGGGCGTTATTGTCGATTGCGTCAGGGTTTGCAATATTGGCGGCGCGCACTGCCTGTTCCAGCTCGGCGCGGATCGTGCGGCGCGTGGCCTTGAAGTTGTCCCAAACGCGGGCGCTCACCTCGTTAAAGGTGGCTTCTGCGTCATGCAGCTTTAGCGCTGCGCGGGTTGTTCTAACCTGCTTTTCCTCGGCGCTGTCTCCGGGCTTCCATGCGTTAGCGTCACGGCTGGCCTGCTGCGCCTCTTGGAGTGCGCGGAAAGCGGTGTTGTACTCGCTGCGGGCTTCTTTGAAAGCTGTATCGAGCTTTCGGGCATAAATGTTAAATTCGCTCATGGTGTAAATTATCCTTTCTTTTTCATGCGCTGCCGCGCTGTTTTTTCTTAAAGGTCGATAATGATAACGCTTTCGCAGTCTGATAAATAATCTCGTGCTGCCTGTTCCGTCTGAAACACCTTTGCAGGGCTTTGCGGCGCTCTGCAAGCCTCCCACGCGCCATTTTCAAGCAGGGTCATAATTGCTACGCCCGTTTGCTTCTGCGCTGCAATCGCCTGTAAAGCGGCGATTCGGGATTTAATGCTGTTCATGCATTCGCCCCATTTCGTATTTAATAAGGC